CCCAATATGAATGTTGATTAGGTTATAAACAAAATCATAAGCGGTATATTCCAACTCTGCAATTTGAAACCATTTACCGTTATGCCGGTATTCGGTAACAAGTGAATTGGCAACATCAATATCGCCCTGGGCGTGATGGCTTACCACGATCAGGTATGAATATTTTTCTTTTTCGGGATTGTGAACCGCATCGGATAAGCGTTCCAGGGCGGCTTTTTGTGCGCCTTGCAATGGTGAATCACCATGCTTGGTTTCAATGAAGATAAAAAGTTTATTGTGGATTTCAATAAATCCATCAACATCCATCGGGCGAATTTTCCCGAACTTAATTCCGGTCAGTATATTGAAGTTGCGTACTAATGATTCGTTGCGGTAATGCGGGTTAGGCATTGGCATTTTTAATACGGAACCCATTGCATAATTTCCCATCTGTTATCGTGTCGTGTAAGTTACAAAATTCAAATACGCCCATCAATTCAAAGTATTTACACAATGAACAATTGGGCAGTTCAAAACACCTTACATACTGTTCCGATCTAAATTCATTTTCGGTTTCGGTCATAACAAACCCCTTTCGATGTTTGTTTACACCTGGTAACAATATCACATTGTTAACCAATTCAAAAGCAATTTTTAGATTCTCAATTTTTCGTTTTCGCCACATACCTAAGATTTGGGTAGATATTCATAATTTTCACCCAAACGCCCCCCTACCCCCAAGGGGTACGAAAGCAGGATGGCTTCACCCGAACAAAAGTTCGATCCACGCATGGAACGGATTGGATACCGTTACCCCCCGGCTTGTGGATTCACGCCCGCCGCAGGCTTTACGGATTTGCACCGGGTTGGGAAAGCCATTCCCACCATCCTGTACCCTTTTCTTGTCAGCCGCCGGGTTGGGCGCATTGCTACCGCGAACAGTACGGCTTCGGGTGCGGCACACAAAAGAAAAACCCCCAATGGCTTTGGTGGGCTTGACCCTTGGCGTTGGGCAATCTTGGAATCAGTACGCTTAACGCAATGGGAAAATTTACCCATTCCAAGACCACACAAGCCCACCAAAAACATCGGGGGTTGTTGTCCATTGTGTACGCAGTTCCAACGGTTGCCACACCGTTAGCAAGTCCGATTCTACACGAACCAGGTACCAGGTCAACACCCACCCTAAACGCACCCTGGAACCGCCCTTCAAGGCACCGTTTGCCCACCCTGGAAGGCACCCTTCGCCCAGGCTTGAACCCAGGCTAGACCCACCCCACCCCCAAAAAGCCAAAAACCTAGGGAAACCACCTAGAAAAAAGGCAAAAAAAATTGTTTACACCCCGTTAACAATTCATGTTAAGATTCTTCTACGGTCAAACACTTTCAAGACCGGATGAAAAACAGAAAGGTACCAAAACATGAACTTCTTTAAGACACAAACACACCGTAACGCCCCTGCTTGCATCGAAGTTGTAGCGATCAGCGACAAAGCCGAACATGGCGAAGGTTGGGTAAGCCGTTGGGATTGGAACACCCTGGAAGCCGCCCAGGAAGTTGCGGATGCCGCAAGTTGTTTCGAAGGCGTTGATTACATCGCCATTGATCGCGGCGCACACACTTCCCCCCGCTTTGATGTTATCCGCGCCCCCCAGGTGCTTGATCCTGTTTCGTACAGTTTCAACGGCGATACATATCCTTGCGGTTACATCAAGACCGTTTCTAAATCATTGAAAAAAATTACAACTACTACCGGCGAAACTTTTTATCGCCATAAACAATCCGGTTCCTGGTTGATGAATCGCCAATGGTTCATGGTTGGCGGGCATCGCGAAGAACGCAACCCACACTTTTAATAACCGGGGGCGCAAGCCCCCTTACAAAACACTACACGAAAGGAAAACGAACATGGCTTACAAATACAACGATGGCGGTAGGCAAGCCGCAGGATACAAAGGAATCGCCGGGGATTGCGGCGCAAGGGCTTTAGCAATCGCGCTAGAACTTGATTACAAATCTGCTTATAAACAATTGGCGCAAGCCAATGCCGATCATGGTTGCGCGAAGTCAGCCAGGAACGGAATCAGTAAACAAATCTTTTCCCAGGTACTTGCCCAACATGGATGGCGTTGGGTTAAAGCCCCGAAGTTTTTTGGGCGCAAAGCCAGGTACAACGATGTTCCGGTTAGCGGGCGTTACATCGTGCAAATGGCGGGGCATTTCGCCGCCGTTGTTGATGGTGTATTGCACGATTCTTGGGATTCACGCCGCAAGATGGTGTACGGGTATTGGGCAAAGTAATCACCGGGGCGCAAGCCCCTGGTTCATCCCATGATCTTGTTAACAAATACGATAGGAAACGAAACGATGGAAACCATGAAGAAAATTTTTGTACCACTTGTTTACTGCGATTACATCGCCCTGGTAATCAAGGAAGCAATCGCCCAGGAAGCAACGCAATCAGGATCGTTGATTGCAGGTTGCGGATCAATTCGTTTTGATCTTGGCGAAGATGGATCGTTTGCATCCACCACCAAATTCATTAACTGCGCCGATGTTAACGGGCGTTTGTACGAAATCACCGTAAAGGAAGTTACCAAATGAAAAAGCCAAATCCAAATTTAGTGATGCGCGATTACGCATACGAAGAAAAGCAACGATTCATTCGGGAAGTATCTGCCCGTACTCCGATTGAAGAATCCCTGGGCGAAAAAATTGTTGGCGGCATTGCGTTTGTTGCCTTTATTCTCTTGATCTGTTTTATCTGAAAGGAAACTTATGAACAACGAAATTAACAATCAGGAACCGGAACAAACCGGCATTGATTTGTGGAAGGTTGAATTCCAAGCATTGATGAACGAAGCCCGCAAGCGTGAATTGTTTGCGCCCGATATTTTGGTGATCTTGCAACGCACCGCCGTAGAAATCCAACACCAAATCAACTGCATTTTGTTTACGCACGAACACAAAGTTAACCAGGATCAAGGGGAATAACCATGCAACAAATCGCAACTGCCCTGGTAAAAGCGCAAAAGGCTTTCGCGCCCGCGCTTAAAACCTCTACCAATCCGCACTTCCGTTCCAGGTACGCCGATCTTGCCGCCTGCGTGGAAGCGGTCATTGATTCCCTAAACGCGAACGGCATTGCCCTGATCCAACGCACCCATGATTCCGATAACGGGGTTGCGGTGGAAACATTGTTGGTTCACGAATCCGGGGAAACCATTTCCGGGGGAATCCTTCATGTACCCGCCGCCAAACAAGACCCCCAGGGATACGGTTCCGCCCTTACCTATGCCCGCCGGTATTCGTTAATGGCGGCTTGCGGTATCGCGCCCGAAGATGATGATGCCAACGCCGCATCAAAAACGCGCCCAACGCCCGTTCCCAGGAACGCCGGGGCATCGGTATCACCCGAACAAAACAACGCGCCTGGGGGCGATCCTGCCCCTTCCCAGGAAGAAATTGATAAGGCGGCGGCGATCATCCGCGCTTGCAAGACCCTGGTTAACCTGCAAGTGGAATGGCAGGGCTTGCCCAAGGAATTGCAAAAGGCAGTTGTTACGGTTAAGGATGAAGTTAAAGCCGCCCTGGTTGCGGCACAAAAAGATAAGAAAGGAAACGAATAATGCGCGAAGCAAATCAACTTCAAAATACGGGTGCCTGGTTCAACGAACGAACCGGTAAGTTAACGGCTTCCAGGATGGCGGCGGCAATGTCATTCTTGAAAGCCAAGAAGGATGAACCCGCCAAGGAAGCATCCGAACGCCGCAAGTTAAAGATTGAAATCCTTGCCGAACGCTTAACCGGCAACATCGTTCCGAAGTATGTAACGCAAGAAATGCAATGGGGCGTTGACCAGGAACCGGCGGCAAAGGAAGCGTTCACCGCTAAGACCGGGCTAACAATTACTGATCTAGGTTTTGTGGAACATCCAACGATTGATCTATGCGGTTGTTCGCCCGATGGCTTGATCGAAGCAACTCACGAACTAATTGAAATTAAATGCCCATCATCGGCAACGATGATTGCCTGGTTGATCGAAGCCGCCCAGGATAAAGATTGGGTACCGGAAGAATACAAACCACAAATGGCTTTGCAATCGGCTTGCATTGGCGGCATCCCGGTTTGGTTTTGTGCGTTTGATCCGCGCTTGCCGGAAAAGAATCGTTTGTTGATTCGCAAGTTCACACCAACGCCGGAATACATCCAGGAAATCGAAGCCCAGGCAACGCGCTTCCTGGGCGAAATCGAAGCAATGTTTGAACAATTAACTTTAGGGGTTGAATGATGATTACAGTTGGATTAGCAAGGATTGGAAACGATCCCGCCATTCGCTATACGCAAGATGGCAAACCGGTGTTGGAACTTTCCCTGGCATACAACTATGGGCGCAAAGGGCAGGATGGCAACTACGCAACGCAATGGGTTAATGCATCCCTTTGGGGTGATCGTTGCGAAAAGGTAGTTGGCTATTTGCACAAAGGCGGGCAAGTTGTAGTGCAACTTGGCGATTTGCATATCAACGAATACGCTAAACAAGATGGTTCCAAGGGCGTAAACTTAAAAGCAATCATTCGTGATTTGCAGTTGGTAGGTAAGCCGCAAGCAAAAGAACCTGCGCCGCATGAACAATTTGCAAAGCCCGCAACCCAACCTGCCAGGGGCGCGGAATTAGATGATGATATTCCGTTTTAAGGGGGTGCGAATGAGTATTGGCGAACATGATTTGGCAAGGTCAATTGTTGAAGTGAATAAGTTAAGTTCACAATTGCAAAAGGTTAGCGCGGATGGCAGGAAGCGCAAACAAATGCGAGATATAGCAACTCAAATGATTATTGAGTGCAACCTTATTCGCGAAGCAACTGAACCGCCCCTGGTTAAAGTAAAGCCAGGTTTGTTATCCAGGTGGTTTGGTAATGGCAAAGATTGATTGTTGGGCTTTGGCAATCAATGGCAGGGCGGGGCTTGTTAAGTTGCCGCCCGGCATCTTGCCTTACTCACCTTATCGAACCATGTTGTTTAAGTCCAGGCAAGCGGCACAAACCTGGGCGAACGCCGATCCATATTGGCGCGATAAAGTGATTGCCAAGAAGGTAACAATTACAACGAAAGGATTTATGGAATGAATAACCTGGTAAGTATCTCGTTGTATTCAATGAATCCGAATCGAACAAGCCCAGGTTGGTTCCTGGTTGTAATGATTGTTTTGATCGGGTTTGTTTTTTATTTAGATCATCGGAAGGATAAGAAGGATGGATACAAATGATGGCATTGATCGCCCGATTTTTTATCGTAAGCGTAGCATATGGCGTTGCATTATCAATCGCCGTAATGCAATTGTTGTTTGTGGGGCTTTGTTTTTTACTTGGCTTGGCGTTTATATTGATCGCCTTTCCAATCTTTGTAATTAAACAAACGCTTTTCAGATAAAAAAAGCCCCGGTTTGATCCGGGGCTAAGTCCATCCTCACTAGATGGCAACTGCTTGCAAAGAAGAAAGCAATCGTATTCTACGCCTGCAATCCAGGAAGATAAATTGTTTTGCCTTCGCGCTTAATTGCGGTTAACGATTGTTTTTTAAGATTGGCGGGATCATACGAAACATGAACCCAACCGGAATCGGGTACGCCCTGGGTATAAAACTCTAATATCACCTGGGTAAATTCCATGTTGCCTTCAATCCATTTTGCCAGGTCATAGTTTGGCAATCCTGGAATCTCAATATCTGCCGCCATGCCTTTGCAATGATCGGATGTTTTTGATCCGCCAACTGCGGCGTTAACTTCCGGGGCGCGGTATCCGCTATTAACCTTTACGCCTTTGGCAAAGTGTTCCCGTACCGGTTGCAATACTTTTTCTGCCAAGGTTTTAAGATTCTCAACAACTTCAACCGTTGGCGTGTTGTCCAGGTTGCGCCGCAAGGCAGTTTCGCTTTTTGTTAATTCTTCCAGGGTGAAATTATTTGTTAACTTCATCGCGCTTGGCTTTCATATCCATAATCTTTTCCAAGGTGCGCCCACCAAAATAGAAACTCATAATTAACATACCCCATTGCCCTAGCAACTCCACATATTTTTCGTTGGCATTGTTACCAAATGCCGACATCATGGCAAACAAGAAGTATGCGCCCAGGATAAAAATCAAAGTCATTGGGCGAATGTTTTTACTTAACCAGGAATCAGAAGCCATATCAGCCGTTTGGCGTTTGGTCAACTCCTGGGCTTCGATGTTATCGGCGTTCAATTCTGCAAGCCGACCTTCTTGTTGCATCTTCAAAAGTTCTTGTTGGGCTTTGGCTTTGGCTTCCGGATCGGGAATAAACTTATCCAATACTTTCATGCCAACATCAAACAAAGCAGTAAGTGGGAACATTATTTTTTTGCCCTTTCTTCAAGTAACTTAACGCGAACATGAAGTTCTTGTATTTCTTTATGCAACTCTGCTTTTAGTGTATGCCGTTTTTCTGCGGATATAGGGCTATCAGTTGGCACACCTTCGTTAGTAATTAACGCGGGCATCTTCCCTTCAATCTTTGTAAGGCGTTCTTGAAATGATGAAACTTGCCCAAGTAACCATGCAATGCAAGCAACCAAAATTGGTATTACCGCCTTCAACAAATCTTGCATATTCATCGGTCAGCCTTTTGATCTAATCGTTCATAAACCTTATCAAGCAATTGTTCGATGCGATCAAACCTTGCGTTAATATCTTCTTTGCGTACATAGTGCCGGGGAAGATCAACTTCGATTTTATGAATGGCGGATTTCAACTCGCGAACCATATCCCATAATTCCCGCGCAAACCAACCGATAACAGTTAGTACCGCGCCTGCCCCAATGTTTATTAGTGTTTGCCATTCCATAAAATTTATAAATCCTTATTAAGAAGGCATATAAGTAATTGCAACTGCGGTTCCGGCAGTTAAGCCCGTTGCAAATACAACTTGCGTTCCGCTAGTAACAGTTACATCGCTACCGTTAACCATCAATACGCCGTTTGCAAACACTTGAATTTTGCCGCTTGTATAACTTGAACTTGTTGTAAAAGTTGTTTGCGATGCGGTTGCAGTAAAGGTATCAAATATTTGATTAACACCAATAATTGAATCGCCCGCCTGGATTTCCTCTAGGCTTGTGCCGTTTAATACTATGGGATATTTTGCCGCCATTTAATCACCTCAAATTAGGTTAGTTGAACAATATACATACGCGCCGTTTCGCGTCATTACTCTTGCAAAGATGCCGTTAAGTTTAGTTGACAAATCAAACACCGTATCAACAACATCAATGGTTGAACCCGCACGATTTTTAACCGGCAATTCGCGTGGGAATGTTGAACTTCCGCCGCCGCCTGCACCCCAGGTAAATGCCGAACCATTCCAAGTAAGAACGGTGCTTGATACCGTTGGCGCGGTAATAAATGCCGTTGCCCCTGCGCCGGTTTGATAAGGGATTTGATTAGCGGTACCGCCTGCAATGTTTGTTGCACTTGTTGCGCTTGTTGCAGTTGCCGCATTGCCGGAAGTGTTTACATTGATTGTTGCAGGCAATGAAAGCGTTACGCCGCCGGTGGATGCCGATGCGGTAATTTGATTTGCCGTACCTGTAATCGAAGTTACGCCGGTGTTTGTAATTGTTACTGATCCGGCACCTTCGGTAATCGTAATTCCGGTGCCATCGGTTAAGTTTGCATTTTTCCAAACACCAATTGGGCTTGTGCTTGCATCATAAATAAGAAGGTTTCCGCTTTGCGGATTGGTAATCTGCACATCATGCAGTTCATCCATTTCATA